TTTAATTCAGTAGCCTCTGCTTTAGCCCTTTCAGGATTTGATTTTTTAAGTTCTCTAATCTTTTGAATTTGTTCTTCTGTATTACGTTCTTTACTTTGTAATTCTTGTTTACGTGTGTTATACATCTTACCTAACTTTTCATATTTAGCCGTATTTTCATTATATAAATCTATAGTAGAATGAATATTTTTCTGTTTTATTATATAATCTTTAATTTTACTTTCATTATTAAAAATCTTTTCTGTATTTGTATCTATCTTTTGTAATAATTCAGGTGTTAATACTCCCATAATTTGTACTCCAATATTTTTAATTGGTATTTGTAATTTATTACCCTTATATTGTTCACTTAAATGTATAAGGAGATGCCCAATAATAACCCGTACTGCATTAGGGGTTTCAGATTTTAATACTTTTTGATATTTAGTTATTACAGTCTCTATACTTCTTTGTGATAATTTCTCATCATTATGTAGTTCTAATATTTCCTTTACTATTTTCTGTTTTGTTTTGGTGTATATTTCTTTTGGTATTTTTTTAGTTATAATTTCATTATTATGTTCGTAAAATGGTGTAAGTTCTTTAATTATTGAATTGCCTATTTTAGTATTATCTAAATTTAATATTATATTTTCTTTCTGTAGTTGTTTAGTCTTATTAACTAAGTCTGCATCTATTTCATCTAACTCCCCTAATTTAGAAATCTCTTTATTAACTTTAAATAATTCTTGACGTTCTTTCTGAATCTCTTTTAATTTTTCATCTTCATCATCATAATCTTCAATAGTATCATTAAATTCTTCTTCGTATGCTTTACGGGCTTCTCGATTTAAATATTGTTCTCTTGTTGGTACTGTTGGAGCGTATATCATTGGATGTGTTCTTTCAGTTTCTTCCCTAAAATCTCTCATTGCTTCTTCCTCTTGTTGTGGTAATACACCATTTAGTCGGTCGGCTTCTTCTTGCGTCATTGTATCATCGGCAAACCATTCAAAATTTTCTCTACCTGGATGATTTATGTCTGGTACTGGTCCAAATCCTTGACCTTCCATGTTTGGGAATGGGTTATGACCATCATTATATAGATGTAATAATTTTTTAAACATTATATTTATATATTAATCTTTCTTTATGTAAATTGATTCTTGTGCTCTACTTGATCCCATTGCTTTCATATCATCTGCCATGTCTTTATTAAGTTTGATGGTATCTTGATATTTATCACTTAAATATGTATGCCTTAGTTGATTAACTGATGCTTTCTTTCCAAATATTTTATTAAGTCTTTGGGTTAGTTTAACATTTGATAGTTTCTTTCCTCCTGAATCAAAAAATAAGTATTCAGTAGGATTTATTTTAATCCATTTATTTAAAATCTTTAATAATTCAGGTGGAATTGGTATTTCTTGTCGTTGGTATGTCTTCGCAGTTTTATAAGAATTAAAAATCATGTTTTTCTTTTCAATGTAATTATCTTTATCCTTATCAATACCCTTTATCTTAAAATCTACATAATCTTTTGAACGTCTTGGAGGAATATAACGCCCTGATAAAACACACATAATAATACAATTTTGTATATCTTGTAAATCCGCCATTGTTAATGTTTTCTTTTTATATAAGGTATTTGCATTTTCCTGTAATGCATTGCTTAATGTTTCAATTTCTGATGTATCAACCCATGATTCAGTCTGTTTATCATTTTTTAGTTGTTGAGATTCATTAGACTTATATTCTTCTATATCCTTCATCATCTGATCTCGGTATCTTTTATTGTCTGTAATAACTACTAATGATGCTAAAATAGTTTTACGTTTACTTGGTTCTAAGTCTTTTAGATAACTTATAATCGGTGCGGTTTTCTCAAAGTTTTTCAAATCAATTTCTGCATCATTAAAAACTCGTTTATGTAAATTCTTTAATATACTATTATATGTATTTACACTGGATTGTGAAATATTAGGTTTAAGTTTAATAATTACATCTTTAATAATTGTACTCATTAATTATATATTAAGATTAATCTTTAAATAATTATGTATAATGTATTGTATATATAGGTATCCTTATAAGTAACATAGTTTAAGAATGCCATTCTAAAAGCCGTAAATATAACTTGTCCAAATGGTATTTCAATTCCACTTAATACATAATACTTTATTCTGTTGTAATAACATCCTAATCTCCAGTCTGGTCTAGTTAATGGTTTAGAATATTCTCTAATAATCATTAATACATCGTCTGGAAGTTCCATTATTAATATATATACTATTTGTTTATATATTAATAAATATCCAAAAACCAAAATATCCAATATTTAGGCCGTTTTTCAAACTTAGTCTTATATTTCTCTCATATGAACACTTTTATAAAACACCTCTTTTTTTGGATTTATTGGATTTTGGATATATTTTATTCGTTAATCAGAATCAGAATCAGATTCAGGTTTAGTTTCTTTCTTTTTTCGTCCGTCCTTAGTTGTACGTGGAATATTTTTTAAAAATTCATCAAGACAATAGTAGTCTAAAAATCCCTTTCTATATTTTTTATTTCTGTCACATCTTCCACCTGTAATAATAAGTGGTCTAAGTTTCTCTTTTGTTGCGTCATTGAATATTGCATTTAGTTCATCTTTATCTAAATCACCTGCCCACTCATTCATTATAGCAGTTTTCTCTCTTTTTGACCCACCTAAATCCAATAAGATTAAGTATGTACTATTTTTTCTTATAAATTTAGGGATGTCATAATATGACTGACTCAAAAAACATACAGATGTCATTTTCTTTCTTGCCCTCATATAATATTCTTCTACAGATTGTAAGTTTTTACTTAATACTAAATCGTCCCAACATACTAAATGATTATATTTTTTATCCATGTCATCAAGTTTAGGAGTGTTATGCATCCCTTCTTTTACTTGTATTTGTTCAAACTCGCCACTTAAATAATTGTATAAAGGTTCATCTTTATTTCTTGTAACAATTGTTATATCTGCAAATGTACCTTTACCTTGACTAAATACTTTAATTAAATTTAATAAAAAATTAGTTTTACCTGAACCACTAGGTGCAACAATACACATTCTAAATGGTAAATCAAAATCATGTAAATGTTTATTAGGATTATCGACTTCTTCTAAATATTTTTTTGGGACATGTTCATAAAAATTTATGATTTGTCCATTATCCGAAACTTTCTTTTTTGGAGGCATTATTTATATTATATAATTTTGTGTTTATATATTTTATGCTATTCTAAAAAATTTAATATTAGTCTTTACGCTTATTGTTCCTACTGATGATATTCCTCTTACCTGTAAAGTTCCTGATGTTGTTGTAATAGATGTATACCCAGTAATTGAATTACTAATATATCCTCCTGTTGCTGATGATGCACCCATAGCCCCTAATAAAATATCAGTTGTTCCATTTGTTGTTACTATTGATAAAGTTATAGTACTTGTTGAAGTAGAAAATGTATCTGCCATCATAGTTAAAACAACCATATATCTTCCGATTCCTATTGATGCACCTGTTGTCACTAAATTTGTTATTGATGTTCCTACTGATGTATGTGCTAATTCAAAAGATGTATAATATCCTAATTGTGTTGTTGCCGGTGTTACTGATGTTGTTGGTAAAAATAATGGTGTTGCTAATGCATTATAAATTGTTAATGTTTTTGTTGTTCCTGATGCTCCCATAATAATATTACTAAAAGATTCAGTTGCGATATTTACGGCTGCACTATTAGACGATGTTAATGTTAAACTTCCACCAGTTCTAATACTTGCTTCAGATATCCAATTGCTCCATAATCTTTGACCATTTAAACTTACGTTTGATCGAGATGTTGCTGATGTTGTAACTGCTGCGGAATTTACACCACCGATATTCATAGGTGCATTATTTGAGGCATTATCAGTAGTATTTATATTAATCGCTCCTCCGTTTCCTGTAGTTGTTCTTATTCCAGTCCCAATATTTAACACTCCAGTTGTTTGTACATCTCCTAAATTTATATTTCCTGTTGTTCCACTTGTTGCGTTGTTAATTGTATTATTTTTAAAATCGATGTTTCCACAATGTACTGATACACCGGATGATCCACCAGTTGGACCTACACGAATAGTTCCTCCGGATACTTGATTTGCTCCGATATCAAAAAAAGATCCAGATGCAGGTGTTAAATAACTGATACCTCCTGCTATTAAATCTGTGATAGTTGCTGTTCCTTGTGCAATAGGAAATGTTATAAAATATTTCTTTGCTTCTGAATATGTTAAATATGAATTATTTGCCGTATCAAATACTTGTGTATCAAATATTGGTAAATTTTCTGTTGGGGGTAAATATGATGCCATTATATTAATATATATATTTTGTTTTTATATATATTATGCTATTCTTTTTACAGTTCCATACATATTAATAATTAGTGTACCGCCTGTAATTGTTAATGTTGTAACATTAAAAAATAAATTAAGAAACCCACCTGTAGTTAGTGTGAACCCTAACACGTGAGAAGAACAGAAATCATTATTATTACCGCCTGTAATTAACGTTCCAGAATTTGTTCTTGATACTGGTGTAATATCTGTTACAATTGAAGGTGAAACTACACCTATTGATTGTCCAGTTGCTATACCAAAATTATAATTCATTGCAAAAGATGATGGATTACTTGTATATCTATATACAACATTTATTACGGCTTCATATACTCCGCTATTAAATTGATTTGGACCGGCTATAAGATTTGAAATTGGACTATACCTTTGTCCTGTTGTTGTAATACCTGATACTGTTAATAAAGGAAAATTATAATAATAACCTAATGAATTAAGAGTAAGAGTAGGCGGAACTGTTCCTAATGAAATACCACCTGCAGTAACTGTAAGTCCTCCTGCAGTAACTGTAACTCCTCCTGCAGTAACTGTAACTCCACCTGAATTAACTGTAACACCATTAATAAAACCTGATAATGCTTCAATTGGACCTCTACTTTGTGTGGTACATGTTGTTGCCCCTATAACAATTGGGCCAGTTCTACCTGATGTTGTTGTACCTAAATATAATATTCCTGTTGTTTGTTGGTCACAAAAGACAATACTATCTGTTGCCAATGGTGTTTGAATATTTGTTGTTGTTAATGTTCCATTCTCAACTTTTAAATCACCACCAATTGCAGTTCTCATACCACTAGAACCAATAAAAGTAGTACCACCTGTTGCTTGATTACCAATATAAATATTACCTGTTCTTGTTGTACCATTTCCAATGTATAATATTCCTGATGTTTGATTAGTCATAATATTTGAGGCAGTTGATGAGGTCGTTGATTGTATTGTGTTATTATTTATATTACCTCCTGTAACTGTTAAATTACCTGCAGTCAATGTTAAATTTGCAGTTGAGGCGGTTGTATTACCGCCTAATGTTAATGTTCCGTTTACTTTTAAATTTTCAGTTGTTGTATTATTAAAAGTATTACCAATAAAAATACCTCCTGCTGTTGCCGTTGCACCATTACCGATATTAATCGCTCCTGTTCTTGATGTAGATGTTCCAATGTTTAAAATACCGTTTGTTTGATTGTTATATAAATTTGCTGTATCTGATGCTAATACAGAAGTAATATTATTAAACGCAGATGACCCAAAAGAAAAACCACCTAATACATTTAAATTACCATTAATTGTTACAGGATTTAAACTTGAACCAATATATACACCTGTTCCTGACGTTAATACATTGGCTGTTCCTATATCAATTCTACCTGTTCTAGTTGGTGAATTACCTATTGATAAAGTACCTGTTGTTTGGTTATCGTATACAGTAACATTGTCTGCAGGTAAAATTGATCTAATTGTATTTGCGTCTACAGTTGTTAATGCAATCGTTCCATTTACAGTTAAATTACCTCCAACTATTGTATCCACATTACCATTTCCAAGAGTAATATCTGATGCTAATGTGGATACTGCACCCGTTCCTATATTAATAGGACCAGTATGTGTTGTATTTGTACCAATATTAAGTGTACCTGATGTTATATTATTTCCAATATTTAAAGTAGATGTTTGTGCAGATGCTTGAATTGTGTCTGTTTTAATTGATCCGTCTGCTGTAATATTTCCACTAAGAGTAAGATTACCTGCACCCATTGTAATATTTCCACCAGATGTATTTACTGATGTACATGTAATAGCACCAGATGATAAAGCACCACTACTTGACAACCCTCCTGTTCCAATTGTTAAATTACCATTTGATGTATTTACAGATGTGCATGTGATTGCACCTGACGATAAAGCACCGCTACTTGATAATCCTCCTGTACCCATTGTAATATTACCATTTGTTGTATTTACAGATGTACATGTTATTGCACCTGAATTAACTGTTCCTGTAAATGTTCCTGTAATATTTCCTGTTGCAGATATATCTTTAACAGATGATATATTACCTGTTCCCATTGTTAAGTTTCCATTAGTTGTATTTACAGACGTACATGTTATAGCACCAGAAGATAATGCTCCACTACTTGATAAACCACCTGTACCCATTGTAATATTACCATTAGTTGTATTTACAGAAGTACATGTAATTGCTCCAGATGATAATGCTCCACTACTTGATAGTCCTCCAGTACCCATTGTAATATTACCATTCGTTGTATTTAATGAAGTGCATGTGACCGCACCTCCGGAAACTGTTCCAGTAAATGTTCCTGTAATATTTCCAGTAGCAGATATATCTTTAACTGATGATATATTACCTGTACCCATTGTTAAGTTTCCATTTGTTGTATTTGCAGATGTACATGTAATTGCACCTGATGATAATGCTCCACTACTTGATAAACCACCTGCTCCAAGAGTAATATTACCACCAGTTGTGTTTACAGAAGTACATGTAATTGCTCCAGATGATAATGCTCCACTACTTGATAAACCTCCAGTACCAATTGTTAAATTACCATTTGATGTATTTACAGATGTGCAAGTGATTGCACCAGATGATAAAGCACCACTACTTGATAAACCTCCTGTACCCATAGTAATATTACCGTTAGTTGTATTTACAGATGTGCAAGTGATTGCTCCTGAAGATAATGCACCACTACTTGATAAACTACCAGTACCCATAGTAATATTACCGTTAGTTGTATTTAATGATGTACATGTAACTGCACCTCCTGAAACTGTGCCTGTAAATGTTCCTGTAATATTTCCTGATGCTGTTATATCTTTAACCGATACTATATTACCAGTACCTAATGTTAAATCTCCGTTTGAAGTTGTAGATAATGATGCGCCAGAAATTGGGCCATTAGATGTAACAGATCCAATTTGAGATACTCCAGACCCTGCTATTATAGCGTTTGTTGTTGTTATACCTGTGCATTGTACATTACCGTTTGTTTGTATTAATCCATTTTGTGCACTTAGTGCAGTACATGATATTGATTTAGTTGTTAAATTACCAGTATTTGTAATAGTACCAGACCCTGCATTTAATGAAGTTCCAGTAATTGCTCCTGCAGTAATAGATCCACTTGTAGTATTTAATGATGTACATGTAACTGCACCACCTGTAATAGTACCACTTGATGAATTTAATGAAGTTCCAGTAATTGCTCCTCCTGTAATAGTCCCACTTGTTGCGTTTAAAGATGTGCATGTAATTGCTCCTGTATTAACTGTGCCTGTAAATGTTCCTGTAATATTACCTGATGCGGTTATATCTTTAACAGATACTATATTACCTGTTCCCATTGTTAAATCGCCGTTTGTTGTGTTTAATGATGTACATGTAGTTGCATTTGCATCCAATGTTCCATTTATGTCTGTATTATTTGCTAAATAAATTAATGATCCATATACATTAGTTTGTGTATTAGTTGATGAACCTAATGATAACTGACCGCTTGTTGCACTTGTTCCAATATTAATATTTCCTGATCGTGAAGTATCTGTTCCAATATTTAATACACCTGTTGTCTGATTAGATGCTAAATTTAATACTGCACCTGTACCTGTTGTTTGCATAGATGTAGATCTTATAACGCCAAATATTGATGTTCCTGTTATATCTCCTAAAGATGTAATATTTCCTGAAGCATTTAAAAAAGTAGTTTCTATACCTGCATTAAATGTTTCTAACGCAGTACATGTATCAGGATATGCTTTTCTTAAATATAATGCATTAGCCTGTGCTAATGTTAAACCCCCTCCTCCTGTTGACGTTCCATTAGTTGCAGTAAATACCGAATTATCAAAAATTGGTAATATTTCACTTGGTGGTTGATATGATGCCATAATTATAATAATAATGGCATTATATCTTTATGTATATAATTAACTATCAAGATCATTCCCCGATTCTTCTATTTTAATATTTAAACCTTTATAAACCCACTTATTCTTATATTCTCCTTTATTTTGAAATTTTACTGCTTTACCAAATTTATCATCTAATGCGCTATACAATGCACTCATTTTAAGTGGTTTGATACTGTTTTCTTTACACCAATGATCATATTTTGCTTTAATATCTGTTTTCAACATTACATTACTATCACTTGATACGTCAAACTCATCCTCTATAAAATTATTAATATTAGATTGTTCTCTAATATACTCATTTTGAGCATCAAGCATCTCTCCAACAGGACTAAAATCTGGTGATTTATAATATTCAATTGCTCCATCGACACACCAACTAAAGAATTCATTAAGGTATTTAGTTTCAATAATCTTATCAATACCATTAATACGTTTAAATTCATTTTCTTTAGTTGGTGTTTCAACGAATCGAGCGTTAAGTGGTACAAGTCTAACACGATCGACATTTGCTTTATCGTTAGCATTAAAATCAGGTTTGAAATTAGTACATAAAATAATTTTACATATAGGTACAAAAGTCATAGGATCTTTATACAATCCTCTCGCTGTGATTGCATCGTTACCAGATAACATCTTCATAATTGCCTCGTTCAATTCATCATTAGCATTTGTTTCTGAATAGGTAGCCATACGACAATCTTTCAGTTGTAGTAATTCAGACCCTCCAGTCTTACCTGAATTATTGTTGATGAATACACATTTAGATACCGCTTGATATTGTGCACATAATATCTTAGACATAAGGTTAAGTAGTACAGACTTACCATTACACCCTTTACCAAATAGGATAAAATAAACTCTTGAATCAATATGTCCTGTAAGACCATACCCTAACATTTTTTGTATATATTTAAGATCGTCATCTTTGTTGCATGCTATAGCCCTTAACATGTTCATAAGTTCTAACGGTCTATCTTTAGTATATTTAACTGGACATGCATAAGTAAAGTTGTCAACTTTGGAAAGAGGTGAAAGACTTCCATTACGTAGGTCTATTTTATGACTTCCCATAATTGGGAGGTGATGAGGCATTGTTCTATTTAATGTTTCCATGAATTTATCATCAATGATCTCTGCTTCATAACGATTATAAACTCCTTTTAATTTTCCATCGCTACACATTTTATTAGTTGATTTAATTAATTTTTGAATATTTTCTTTACTAACTGTATTATCATTAAAATATATTCTGAGGGATTGATCTAAAAATGCCGAAATATCATTCATTATAGATTTAGGAGAGATCTCAGTCCATAACATTCTCGAATAATCATCCATGTCAAAACCATAAAGATATTTTTTTGAATATACATGTTTACCTACTCTAAACTCTTTGTAAAACAATGCAGTTTGGTATTCATTGTCAAGAATGTTAAGGTATGCTTCAATATTAGGGTATTCAGAACTCATTAATATATAAGATAATATTCCTTTAAGTCATTTTATTTTTGGATTCATCCAAATTCATTTTTGGATTTTTGGATTTATTCAACCTACTTCTAAACTCTTCACGACTCTTTAACTCATTGTTAATAAATATTAATTTCTCTTCTGTGCGTGTTGTTTCCTCATTAACAAAATTTTTATATCGTTCACTCTTTTCTACATATTTTTCTAATAATTCTTTTAATTTATCATCAGGCATTGTACAATATACGACTCTTAAATCCATTGAATTATAAACCTATTTTCTTTTTAAATTCATTTTTTCTCTTTCCCTCTATACATAAAAAATAACAAAAAATATACTCTAAAGATAATACTTAGAATCCAAAATCCAATAAATCCAAAAAAAGAGGTGTTTTATAAAAGTGTTCTAGGAATGCATTCCTAGGGGTAAGTTTCAAAAAGCCTCAAATTCTTGGATTTTTGGTTATTTGGATATTTTTTGGGAATCATTAGGTTATATTTTATGTTAAAGAAAAGACAAATAAAGATAATAATGAGTAAATCCGAACAATTAAAAGAATATTCAAATATAAATAAAGTTCAAAAAATGGCCAAAAAACTAGGTTTAAATCCCGTTGAGATCTCGACGAGAAAAGATAAGAAATATATGATAAGGGACGAAGAGGGGCATGTGAAACACTTTGGTCTGATGGGTTACCAGGATTATACTAAACATCAAGATGAAAAGCGCAGAGATTCATTCCTTAGACGTAATCACCGATGGGAAAATGCCCCTGAGTACAGTCCTGCATGGCTCTCATATCACCTATTGTGGTAACCTACCAATCTAAATCTTTTAACTTATATTTAGTACAATTATTAAATTCTGTATTTATATATTGTTGATAATATATACAATACCTTTTTTCAGGGAATACTGATTTTTTCCATATACACTTATAACAATTTGATTCGTATGCATATATACTATACAAAAATAATAATATAAATCTCATTAAATAATATAAAGATTATCTCTTTATAGAATGTAATGAAGAAGAATTTAAAGAATTTTGTAGAGGCGGGATATAAAAAGAAATCTGAGGCTAAAAACGTAAACGGTTATGTTTTAGATGAAGGCTTATCAACAAAAAGAAATAAAGTATACTATGACCCTAACACAGGAAAAGCGGTGCACACTATAGCGGGTACTGATAGTTTAAAAGATTGGTCTAATAATGCACTAATTCCTTTAGGGTTACACGAATATAGTAATAGATATAAAAATTCTGAAAAGATTCAAAAGAAAGCCAACGAGAAATATGGTAAATCTAATGTTGATTTAGTTTCACATTCTCAATCTGGCAATATTGCAGAAAATCTTGCAAATAAAAATTTAGTAGGAGGTTTAAACACTGCATTAAATCCTGCAATTATTGGCAAACATAATAAAGATATTAAAGTTGTTAAAAGTATTTTAGACCCTGTTTCTGTATTAACCAAAACAACTAAAAAAGATTTAAATATTATTCCTAAATCACTTAATCCTATTACAGAACATTCTACAAATATTCTTGATAAAACTAAGAAAAATATTTTTGGGTTTGGTGCAAAGGATATAAAAGAAAAACAATATAATAAGTTAATGAAATATAACTCAGAAGATCAATCAGAATGTTCAAGTAGCGAAGAAGAAGAAGAACATGAATTAAAAGGAGGAAGATTACATGAACAGGATATTATTGATAGAATTGCAAAACTATCTCATGATATTCATGTACATCATCAAAAACACGGTCTTAAACCATCTATTATTAAAGGATTTAAAATTTTAGGCGAAGGAATTATACATAGTAATAAACCATGTATAGTAGGTGGTAAAATTGGGGGAAAAATTAATAGAAGTAAAAAGTTTAATTCTTGGTTTAAAGATATTGGTAATAAATTTAAACCTTTAAATAAAAATCTGTCACCAATTAAACACCAAATGACCCAATCTGCGGTAGATAACATTGCATATCAAACAATGACCCCAGAACAAAAGTTACAAGAAGGCGTAGATATGTTTGGAGATATTGCCGATACTTTTAAAGGTAGTAACAAACCTGAGAAACCATCTGATTATCCTGAAGCATATTATCCACGACAAGATTATTATCATGAAATGTATCAACCTATTATCGCTCAACCTGTTACATCATCTGCTTATAGTGGTTATTATGAAGACGACACTTATGATTTTAATTCTCAACCAAGTTCTTATGCTAGGTCGTCACAACCAAAACAATTAAGCGGTTTTGGGGTAACAATGTTTAAACATGGTGGTAATGATGGAATGAATAAACGTGAAACGGCACAACAAAAAGATAATGAAAAATATACAAATGCAGAAGCAATGAAATCAACAAATAAAGCCGTAGATATTTATAATAAGGGTGGTTTTAAAGGAGTTGGGTTTATTCAAAATGAACAAGAAACAACACGTAAACCATTGAAAGGAAAAGGTGCTGCAGGTAAAATGCTTAAAGATGCCGCTGTTAACGCAACTGCAAATCTTATCAATGCAGGATCAACAAGAGCAGTAAATGAAATGGAAACACGTAATACTACAGGTAAAGGACTCAAAAAAGGGTCTCTTGAAATGAAAGAAAGAATGGCTAAAATGAGGGCTATGCGTAAAAAGAAATAAAGACATGCATACTATTTATTAATAATGAAATGTTATATATACAAAATAGAAAACAATACTGATAAAGAACAGTTTTATATTGGGTCAACATTAAATTTATCTAGACGTAAAAGTCATCATAAAAAGAATGTTAGAAATAAAGTAGGCAAATTATATTGGTGTAAGTTATATGTATATATACGTAATAATGGAGGGTGGGATAATTTTACTTTTACTAAATTACATGAAATTGAAATTAATTTATTATCTGAAGGTACATGTTTTGAACAATCAATTATAGATAGTTTAAAACCACCATTAAACTCTATAAAGGCATCAATAAAACATTATAAAGAAATATCAATATAGTATATATAATGGATACTATTGAAGAATTGCCAAAAGTTATACAAAATTCTGATTATTTATATAAATCTAATGTTGAATGGTGTAAAGATATTGAATATATTGAACCAAATGAATTTGAAAAAGATATGATAAAAAATACTAAATCCGCTAAAGAATTAATTGAGGATGAATTAGATGAAGAAGCATTAGTATTAACTCAAGAAGAAAAAATTAAAAATATTATTCTTATGTTTCAGGTAATTGCTCTCGATA